GCCGCAGCGCGCCGCACCGCGTCAGACTGGACCGACGCCGAACCTTCCCAGCTATTCCTCAGCATCTTCGTTCCTTCCGATCGGTTGATGGCCGGGCGGCTCGGCTTGAGCCGCGAAGTGCGGTCGCGTCGCTTAGTGCGCGAGGGCCGCCGCCCGGCCTACGGTTGCCGAGGTGGCGCGGGGCTCTCCGCACGACAACTCGCGCCCCCGCGGAGCATTCGCTAGTCCACCTCGGCGTTACGATCACGCGGCCAGCACCACACGCCGCGCGTCCAAGGCAATCTCGATCTTCACGTCCCGCTCGTCGTCCGCGGCGTCCAGTTCGTACTCGCAGAACGTCAGCGCAAGGGCCGGAGACGTCGCGAGCACGATCGTCTGCGCGGAGCGGTCGGATCTGTACGACGAGCCCTCGCGATCCGACCACCTCCGCGTCACGATGTACGCGCGCCGATTGCCGCTCATCCCGCCAGCACCTCGCGCGCTGCGGCCATCGCCTCATCCGCCAGCGTCGGGTCACCGTCCTTCGCGCGCTTCGCAATGTCCATCATCATCAGCGCCGCCTGATTGCGCCGATCCGTGTTGAACCGCTTCTCCCCGCAGATCATCCTGAGCCGATCCGCCAGCGCCGTTCCGTTCGGTTGCGCTGCCGTCACCGTCGCCGCCGTCTCCATCACGCCTCCTTCTTCTTCGTGAAAGGTGGTTCGTCCATCCCGATCTCGTCCACGTCCGTCATCTCGTCGCGGCCAGCCAGCCGGTAGAACTCCGCGCAGTCCTTGCACCGCCCGCGCGCGTCTACGTAGTTGTGATACTTCCCGCATGACCCGCGGCACTTCGACTTGTGCAACGAGATCCCGAGCGCGTTCCGTACCCCCGCGCACGTCGCGCAGAGCTTGACGATCAACTGCCACTCGCCTTGAACCTGATTGCAGTCGCGACACCGCGACACGCTGAGGCTCATCGGTCACCCGCCGCGTCGTAGTCCATGTCGGAGTAGTCGGGCTCGCCGAGCACCACGGGAGCGTCGAGTGGGAAGAACTGATCCTCCGTGACCGCGTCCATGTCGGGATCTGCGGCCGCCGCTTCGATCGCCTCGTCACGGCACGCGCGGCACGAGAACGCCCAGCCGCCACCGATCGGAAACGCGAACTCCGCGACCTTGCCGCAGCCCTCGCACTCGTGAATCTGATTCGGGGTTTCCACTTCGCTCTCCTTTCGCGGCTCACCCGCCGCACACGTAGAATCGGCCATCCCCCGCCCGGGATCAAGGGTTATTTTCGCTATTTATTACGCAATTCGACCTTGACCCGGGAGGGGCCCACGGCCGATCCTTAGGGCGTCCCTTGAACCGGAGGACGAAGTGGACTATTCGGAGTTCCTGGCATCCAAGGCGCAGTTCGGCGGCGACGCCGGGTTCGCGCCGATCTGGATGCCCGACTTTCTATTCGACTTTCAGCGCGACCTCGTGACGTGGGCGCTACGGCGAGGCCGGGCCATGATCTCGGCCGACTGCGGGCTTGGAAAGACGCCCATGCAACTGACCTGGGCGGAGAACGTCGTCCGGAAAACGGGTCGGCCCGTGCTCATCGCCACACCACTTGCCGTCTCCTACCAGACGGTCCGCGAAGCTGAGAAGTTCGGGATCGACGCCCGGCGCGTTCATGACGGCGCCGAGCCCGCCAACGCTCACATCGTCGTGACCAATTACGAACAGCTGCGCCACTTCTCTCCGGACCACTTCTCCGGAATGGTCTGCGACGAATCCAGCATCCTTAAGAACTTTGACGGCGCGCGCAAGGCGGAGATCACCGAGTTCCTGCGCGCGCTGCCATATCGCCTCCTCTGTACGGCCACGGCCGCGCCAAACGACTACATCGAACTGGGGACGTCGAGCGAGGCGCTCGGGGAACTCGGGTTCATGGACATGCTGGCGCGGTTCTTCAAGAACGACCAGAACACGGCCAACCCGCGCATCGCATGGCGCGGGCATGGTGGGGAAGAACGTATGAAGTGGCGTTTCCGCGGTCACGCCGAGGAACCGTTCTGGCGGTGGGTTTGCTCGTGGGCGCGCGCCGTTCGCCGTCCGTCCGACCTCGGATATGATGACGGGCGGTTCGTGCTCCCGCCGCTTGAGGAAGTCGAGCACGCGGTGGCCGCCAGGACGAAGCGCGACGGATGCCTCTTCGATTTGCCCGCGGTTGGGCTAGCCGAGCAGCGGGAGGAGCGGCGCCGGACGATCGTTGAACGGTGCGAAATGGTCGCCGAACTGACCTACAAGTCGGACCAGGCCCTCGTGTGGTGTCACCTCAACCCCGAGGGCGACCTGCTCGCCGAACTGATACCGGACGCGGTGCAGGTGTCAGGATCCAACTCCGACGACGAGAAGGAAGAGGCATTGAAGGCGTTCGCCGACGGCGACCTGCGCGTACTCATCACGAAACCGAAGATCGGCGCGTGGGGCCTCAACCTGCAACGCTGCGCGCACGTCACCTTCTTCCCGTCACACTCCTACGAGCAGTACTACCAAGGCGTGCGGCGGTGCTGGCGCTTCGGACAAACGCGGCCGGTGCGCGTTGAGGTTGTCGCGAGCGAAGGGGAACGCGGCATCATGAAGAACCTGCGGAGGAAGGCGTCGCAGGCCGATCGCATGTTCTCCTCGCTCGTGTCCCACATGAACGATGCGCTGCGCATTGAGCGCGTCAACCCGTTCACCAAAACTACGGAGGTTCCCACTTGGCTCTCGTGAGCGCCGTCGCGGAGCAGGCCATCCACGAACGTTTCGCGCTATATCTCGGGGACTGCTGCGAGGTTCTACCGACGCTCCCTAACGAGTCGGTGCACCTCTCGGTCTACTCACCGCCCTTCGGCGGCCTCTACAACTACTCGTCCTCCGAGCGCGACCTCTCCAATTCGCGCAGCTACGAGGAGTTCTTCGAGCATTACGAGTTCGTCGTCCGCGAACTGCACCGGCTTTGCCTGCCGGGCCGGCTAACGGGCGTCCACTGCATGGACGTGCCTAGCGGCAACACCGGGCGCGACTACCTCCGCGACTTCCCCGGTGACATCATCCGACTGCACGCCAAGTGCGGGTTCCACTACATCGCGCGTTACCACGTCTGGAAGGAACCGCTCGGCGTCAGGAACCGGACGATGGCCAAGAACCTCGCGCACAAGTCAATCGTGGACGACTCCTCGCGCTGCTCCGTCGCGAGCGCGGACTATCTGCTCATGTTCCGGAAGGGCGGGGAGAACTCCGCGCCGATCGAACACCCTGTTGGACTCACGGAGTACGCCGGCGACCGCTCCATCCCCACCGAACTACTTCCCTTCCGAGGATGGAAGGGCAATCAGATCGAGAACCGGTACTCACATTGGATCTGGCGGCAGTACGCCTCGGCGTTCTGGGACGACGTGAGGATCGATCGCGTTCTCCCGTTCAAAGAGTCGCGCGACGAAGCCGACGAGCGGCACGTCCATCCCCTGCAATTGGACGTGATCGACCGCTGTATCACCCTCTGGTCCAATCCTGGCGAGGTCGTGCTGACGCCATTCATGGGAGTCGGCAGCGAGGTGCATGAGGCGGTGAGGATGGGCCGGCGCGGCGTAGGGATCGAACTCAAGGAGTCCTATTACCGGCAGGCGCTCAAGAATGTGACCGATGCGTCCCTGACGCCGCTGCAAGACCAAATGGCCTTGCCGATCTGAAAAGAGGCGGGGCGGCCTCCGGGAGAAGGTCCGCCCCCATGCGCCGATCCGTCGCGCACCCCCGCAGCACCGGGACCCCGACGAGCTACGGCTGGTCCGTCGCCACCGGGTTGATCGGAGCCGGCAACTGGCCGCCGCCCGTGTTCGCGGCGACCGCCGCCGCCAGTCCAGCCTTCGACGCCTCCAGCTTCGCCACGCCGTCGTCGATCAGCGCGAGCTGCTCCGGCGTCGCGCCGGCGTTCGCGAGCTGGTCTCTGAGATCGGCGATCACCGCCGTCACTCCGTTCAAAGCCGTCACAGCCGATGTCTCCACGTCCACGACCGCAGTGACTTCCGCCGTCAGCGCTTCCAGCTTCGCCTGCAATGCCTCGTTCATCGCTCGTATCTCCTTGGACACCTCACGCAGGACGCTGACGAGATCGTTGTCCGCGTGGATGTAGTGGTGGACTGTGAACTCCATCGTACCGCCTCTCGTGCCGCTCTGGTTGCGGGCGCCGGTGCTGACCCGGCTTCGTGCGGGGGTATGGACCCCGCTGAGATCCGACCTCCCGCCCGCGCTTCGCGTCAGATCGGCGCGGCGACGTTCACGCCAGCGCGGATCATGGTGATGTGCGTCTCACCGAGCATTCCAGGATACGCCCCAAAGAGCCCAGTGACCTCGGACGTCGCTCCCACTGGGAAGCGCACCAGCAACTCCGGTCCGACAAAGATCGTCGTCTGGTTGAGTTCCGGCGTTCCGTCTCCGGCACCAAACCCTCCAATCCCCAACCCGAGCCACTTAGGGCGGGCGTTCTTCCACGCTTCCGCCTTGCTCCCCACCTTGAAAAACTGGCGGTAGCCCACGCCCATCTGGCGCCCGCCGCCGGTGTCCGAGATGCCCACGAAGCTCACGAGCTCGCCGAGCAGGTTGTCCGACAACTGCGCGTCGTACTGCATCTCGAGCAGCGCCGTCGCGACGTTCGTCAGGTGTCCGCCCTGCGCGATCGACGTTGCGAACGCACTACCGCCGAGCGCGACGCCATCGGCCATCGCTGGGGCTGAGAGGAACGCGCTGAGCAGAGCGAGGGCGGCGGCAGCCGCGAGGATCGTGCGCTTCATGGTCCGAGCCTCCTATTTGTCGCCGTTGCCGACGACGTGATACTGCGTGGTCCTGCTCATCGGGGTGCCGTACTCCTTCGCCCACAGTTCGGCGACGCGGCCTTCCAGCGCCTCGTGCCGGACGATCTGCAACTGCGTGACCTCCTGAAATTGCGTCTCGATCTCCGTGAACTTCTGGCCCTGCTTCACGATGTCCTTTGCACTCTCGGTGACGCGGGCCTCTGTGTTCTGGCGGGCCTGGATCTCGGCGAGGTACTGCTGCTCGAGTGGCGCGATGGCGAGCCCCCAGAGCGCAGCGATCGGGACCACGGCGAGCCCGATCATGCTCACGAACGTCTTGAGGTCCCAGCGACCGATGGCGCTGAGGCGCAGCGAGATGTCCTGATACCGATTGCCGAGGTCGCTGACGCTCCCGGCGATCGTCCGCACGGAGTCGGCCAACGACGAGACGGAGCCTTCGAGTCGGGTCAGCCTGTCGCCGTTGTCCAGTTCCACGTCCACTACTCCGTCTTCGGAGGAAGCTGCGCGGTCAGGATCTTCGCGTGGCCGACCACGACGGCCTGCTCGTAGGCGTCCTTGATCGGGTGCCGGTCGATGTAGTCGGCGACCCGCTCGGTAATGAACGAGCCGTCGTAGAGACTGTCGAGCGCCGCCTCGACCTCCGGCCAGCGGTTAGGAGTGCCGTCGATCGCGTCCTCCACCGCGGCAATCGCGATGCCCGCGAGGATCGCCTTGACCTGTTCCTGATCCATGGCGGCTTACCTACAGAACCAGAAAAAATCGAACCATGCCGCGGGCACGGCCGCCACGATCACGCCGAGCCCGATCACCACCGCGCTTACGATTTGCAGTTTCACGTTCCCTCCCTTGTTGGCTTGGGCTTTCCCTTCTTCATTTCACTTCGCAGGCCCGCGATGGCTCTGAGAATGTCTCCGCGCGTAGCCGCCGCCGCGCGCGCCGCTCCGGCCGCCGCCTTCGCCGCTTCTCGTGATGCGACCTCCGCCGCCGCGATCCGCCGCGCCACGACGGCGATCACTATGGCAACGATAGCCTCCGAAATGAGGGCAATCGCGAGGTTCTTGTCCATGCCTCACGAGCCGGGCTTCGGGTTGAAGACCGCCGACTTGTCCATCGCCTCGTCCGCCTTCGTCGTCACTGGCGCCACGACGTGCTTCTCCATGAGCCCGAACAGCCCCGCCGTCGTGATCGAGCCGTACAGCATGGTGTCATCGACCCACGGAACGTACCAGTGGAGAACGAACACCGCCGCGTCCCCGATGAACGTGACGATCAGCGGCGAGGAGTTCGTCCCCGTCAGGTTCGTGGGGAGCCGCGCGAGGAACCGCGACACGAGGCGCATCGGGAGGCGAATCGCGAGCGTGAGAAGCGCATAGAGCCCGCCGGACATCGGGCCGGACCCGAACGTGTGCCCGAACTCTTGCCAGAGCCCGCCGGTCGTACCCTGCGCGACCGCGGCGACTTGGAGGAACAGGAGAAGGATCATACCGGCGGACCCCCCACGTACTTTGCGTAGTTCGACTTGAACGCCTCGACCGTGCCCGCACCCAGCGGCGTGTTCCAGCGCGACTTCCAAAGGGCGGCGATGGCGTCGAGGTCCGAGGGGGGAGGAATCGGATCCACGAAGCGCCGAAGCTGGCATCGCGCCATGCACGCCGCGTACATCAGGTTCCACGTCATTTGCTCGGCACCGCCACCGAGCGGCGCCATGATCCGCCCGAGCTTCGTCACAAGCCCCGGCCGCGCCTGAATGAAGTTCGTCCAGCAGTCCGCGTGTGTGCCCGGCTCCATTTGGAAAAGGCCGAGCGCCGGGCCGTGGATCTGCGCAATGTACCGGAAGCCGTCCGACTCGTGCGCTGCGATCGCGACGAGCAATTCCTCGGCGCCCGGCGTCACGATGATGTCCACGATCTCGAGCGCCGGCCGGATCACGTGCTGCCGGAGCTGCTGAACGTCAAGACCCACGCGCGGCCTCCTTCTCACGAAACTGGGAGCGCGGGGGGCTGTGGCGGGCACCACAAGCCCCGGAGATCGCTCGGCAGGATCCCCTTGTCCGCGCGTCCCACTACGGACCCAACATGATGGCGACGGCGTTCTTGACCGACGAATCTTGCGTCGCCTGACCGCTACCGGGCGCGCCCGCGTACACAAGGCATTCCCATCGCAATCCGTCGGAAGCGTTCAGCGACATGTAGGGCGACGGCCCCATCCCGTCCTTGAGCATCGAGCCCATGCAACCGGCGATCGTCCAGACGCCGGAGCGATCCTGCACGAGCACCTGGTACATCCCGGCCTTCGTCGCATCGAAGATCGGGAAGCCGCCGTCCTGCCCGTCGAACGTCCAGGGGACGACGCCGTACGAGCCTTTGATCGAGAACGGGCGGCACCACATCTTCCGCTCGCGGAGATGCGAGAGGTTCATCGTCGTGCCGCTCGCGGCCTTGTGCCAGCAGCGGTAGACGGGGGAGCCGCCAGGGTTCGCGGCGGTCGTAGGCGCATTGTCCACGCCGAAGACCATGGCCGAGTAGTGGCGCGTGATCGACGGCGTCCGGTTCGCGCCGACGGCGTTCAGCCGGTTAGCGCGGTTGTAGATCTCCACCTGCCAGAGCGAGGCGGAAGAGCGCCGCGAGAGCACGGAGAACGAGCAATACTCGTCGGATCCGCCGTTCTGGATCGAGACGGCGCCGTTCATCTGCGCAATGCCGTCCTGCTCGAACATCATTCCCCAGGACGACATCCGCCAGTTCTGTTGCGTGGAGCCGCGGTCGGTGTTCCCCACGTCGTCGCCGTACACCATCACGCAAGGCGGGTACGTCGTCTTGAGCAGCGCCGTCCCACCCGTGGTCCCGTCCGACGAGAGAATGATCCGGCCATCGAAGCCGCCGGATGTCGGATCGTTCGCCGGGCCGACATACTCGTACGCGGCGAAGAGCGCCTTCCGGTTGTAGTTCAGCCGCGCGGTGACCGGCGCCGAGAGGTACGGCTGCGCGACACTGTTCTCCAAACGGAAAGGCATGCGCACGCGGTAGTGGCCCGGGTTCCCCGCGCCCGTCGCGCTCGTGAAGTCCGACGTGAAGCGCGGCGTCGGCGAGCAGCAGCCGATTGCCCATGCGTGCCAGGTGATAGAGTTGATGAACGAAGACGAGCCCGCGGGGATCGACACGGAGACGATGAGGTTCCAGTGCGGCGTCGGGTCCTTCGAGAATCGCCACGCGACGTCGATCGTGAGGTCCGCGTTCTGATACGCCGACGGGTAGACCGCGTCCGGGAATGGCCGCGAGCCCACGCCGAGATCGGTCCAGTGGAGCGAGGAGCTGTCGAGGTTGTCCACGTTGTCCGTCTCGACCTGCGCCGTGTCCCAGCGGAGCGAGATCATCGGCGGCCACACGGGATCGATCAGCGGGTCACCCCACTGGCCGAGCGACGCGTCAGAACCACCCGCCACGAAGTCCGTGTCCATGAGCGGAATCTCGATCGTGCTATTCGTCGCCTGGAAGCACGAGATCAGAACGCCGTTGATCGCTTCGACGTGCGCAGTCTGTGCGATCGGCGAGAGCGAGCCGCTCGGGAAGCTCGCCGCGAGCGGGATCGGGCGGCCGTAGTCCGCGAAGTACCCGATGTTCAGCGGATCCATGAACGGGACTTGCACGAACCACACGGGCAGCCAAGCCTTGTCGCCCTTCACGTTGTAGAAGGCGTCGTCCTGGAAGCGGTAGTACTGCCCCGCGTACAGGAACCACCGCCCGTTGGGCAGCGTCGGCATGTAATAGGTGCCCGGCCCGATCTGGCCGCTGAACTCGCTCAGGTCCGGGAACGGACGCCACGGCGTGCCGGAGGGAGGGAGGCTCACAGGAACACCTTGCTCGCGTCGTCCCAGGTGGTCATACCCCAGGTCGCGAAGCTGCCGTTCACGACGGTCGCCTCGTGTCCATCGGCGACCGCCTCGAGCCCGATCCCGAGGAGACGCGGCTCCTTGTACGTCACGCGGTAGGTCGCCTCGACCTTCGTATACGGGTCCTTCGCGCGGATCCGGTCGTTGAGTTGGACGATCAGCCCACGCGGCCCGGCCACGAACGAGACCACGGCGGGGAAGGACGCATGCTGCTCATAGCCGATGCGCGCGAGGAGCGCGGATTGACGGATGGTCGGCGCATAGGGTCCGGGGAACGTGCGCCGGAGCCGGCCGACCTGCGCCTCGTCCCCGAGATTCCGCGCGCTCGACACCTCTGTGCCCTGGTACTGCGTCGCGACCTGCGTGCACCCGAGGTCCATGGGTCGCCCGAACTTCCAGTTGCTGGCGTTCGTCTCGTCGAACACGCCCGGGACGATCCACGGCTGGAAGCCGACGGAGCCGCAGGCGCCGGGCCAGAACACGGGCGAGATCCGGAAGCGGCCATCCTCGCCGCTCGTGATCTGGCATCCGGAGGAGGCGGCGAGAAGGGTCATCGCGTCGCCGATCCGCGTCCCGGGCGTGATCTCGCCGTGCATCTGCCAGTCGAGCGTCTGACAGATGATCTCGCACACGTCCCATGTCCCGTCGAAGTACGGCGTGTCGAAGAGCCCGAGGCCTCCTTCAACCATCGCGATCTCGCGCGCGATCTTCGGCCCCCAAAGCCCCGGCGAGGCCGCCGACGACCAGTAGTTCAGCACCCACCGCTGGGACGTCTCGCGCATCCGGATGTCCTGGAACCGGCTGGCGACCGTGATCTCGACGCGGCCCTCGATGGGCGTGATGTCGGAGACAATCCCGGCGTGCACCGGGATCTCCTCCTCGGTGTCGTCGGCGCGCCGGACGGCGTAGAGGTACTCGATCAGGTCGCCGTAGTACTCGGCCGGCCTGCGCCCGCGGAGGATGCTCCCGGCGACGTCGGCCGGGGTGAGCGCGCCGTCGTCGTTCCGGAGGACGTAGACCACGGTCGGCGTCGTCTCCGGCCCTAGGAAGGGCGCCACGTACGCGGCAATCCGCGGCTCCGAGCCCGCAAGGATCCGGTCCCCGAGCTCCACCACGCCCCCACGATGGTGCCAGCGCAGCACCGGCCGCAGGATGACACCGCCGTCCGGGCGGTTCAGTTCGGTCCACGTTTCCTGTGAAATGTCGATCATCGGGCCGGGACCAGGAGCGAGTCGTCCTCTCGGTCCACTTCGCCGAGCGCGGCCGTGGTCAGGATCTGGCCGGGCCCCCAAAGGCCCCGCTGCACGTCCTGGACGCCGTTCAGACGGTACTTCCGGCCCCAGAGCGGGTAGACGTTGTTCAGCCACTCGTCGGCCGAGGCCTTCTGGTAGAGGTCCAGCACCTCGGCCGCGGACATGGCGTGATCGTCGATCCGGAGGCGGGAAACGCGCGAGGAGACGTGCGTCAGGCCCGCCACGGCCTCCGCGACCTCGATCCCGGTCCCGAAGCTCGGTTCCCAGGCGCCGGCGCCGGACGCGACGTCGGAGTTGACGAGGACGCCGTTCACGTAGATCGCGCGCGCGAGCTGGCCGGGCGTCCCCGTGGCGTCCCCGGTGACAGTCAGGTGATACCAGGTTCCCGCCGTGAGCGTCTGAATGGCGTTCAACTGGCCGCCGGCGTTGTTCGTGTAGAACTGGAGCACGGCCGGCGCGCCGCCCGGGTTGTACGCCAGGAGCCACCTCTGGGCGCCGGTGACGCCCGTCGCGTTCAGGAGGCCATAGAGGATCGCGGTCCCCGGATCTCCGCCCCAGTAGAGGAAGAAGGAAACCGTCCACTCCCACGCCGGGATGGCCTGCGGGAACGTGAGCGTCTCGGCGGCGCGCGCGATACCCGCGGTCCCGTTCGTGAGCACGAGGTCGGTGGGCGCGGCCTTCGCCTCGATCTGCCAGCCCCACATCCAGAAAACGGCCTGCGAGCCGCGGGAGAAGATGGCGATATCCGCAGCGTTCTCGGCCGCGATCGAGGCGCCCGTCACGGAATAGCGCGTCCAGTTCTCGGTGAGCGTGATCGTCGTGGTCCCGCGTGTGTTCGTCGTGCCGCCGTTCCCCGTCCGGAGTCGAAGGTCAACCGAACCGCGCCCCCGGAGCCAGATCGAGCCGGTGTACGTCGTGGAAGCGGCGATCGTCGCGTTGTCCGTGAGGTCCACGTTGTCCGAGGCGATGATTGTGCCGGCGGCGAACGCCCCTCGGAGCGTCCCGGCGAGGTAGGACGCGGGCCAAGTCGCGTCCGTGGGATCGGCGGGGGGCGCGACGGCCGTGTCAAAGGCGAGGCTCGAAGGCGCGCCCGTGGCCGTCCAGGCGAGCGTCCCGGAGGCCGCCGCGCTGTACTTGCAGAGGTTCGTCGTCCCGCCGTCGATCGAGATGGCGGACCCGAGCGGACCTGACGGATAACGCGGTGCCCCCGACGCCGCGTGCCGGATCAGGCCCGTACTCGGGTCCACGTAGGAGCCCACGGACGCCCGCGCGAAGGCGCCGGCGGGGCCGATGAGGGGCAGCATGGACGTCCCGCGCAGCAGCCGCGCCAGGAACACGGTATCGGCGCCGTAGTCCTCCGCGAGCGTCACGGGCTGCATGAGCCGCTCCATCTCGAGCGCGGCGGCGCGCCCAGCGATGGCCCGGAAGTCGTCGATGGCGATAGCCGTGGGGTGGCGGAGCGCCGTTTTCACGAGGATCTCGCGGCCGTCCCACGTGTCTTGCCGGAGGTGCATGTCCTGCCGGTCGAAGCTCGTGATCTGGACCTGCGTGCTACTCACGAAGGCGGGGGACGGCGAGAGAACCGAGAGGAATTGCCTCGGGAGGCGATTCGCCGCTTGACAGGCGACGGTGAACGTCTGGGCGCCGGTGAACGTGCCCGCGGCGAACGAGACCGAGACGCCGGGATAGATCGGCCGATCAAGGTTCGCGACGTAGGCGTGGTCCGTCCCGAGGTCCAGCCGACCGGTCAGCGTCCCGTCGCTCCACGTCACGGTGATCACGGCGTTCGTCCCGATGATCCCGCCGGTGATGACGGTGAACGTGATCGTCCGGTTGTCGGCGAACAGGTAGTCCCCGGCGAATGTCGGCACCGGCCCCGTCCAGCCGCCGAGCGACGGCGCGCCGAGCGTACCGCGGCGCTCTGGCGCGCTCTGGAGGTCCACGCGGAAGGGCATCAGGCCACGCCCGCAGCGCGCATCGCCTGGGCGATCCCATGGGCGAATGCGAGTTGCTCGGAGCGTCCGCCGAAGAGCGTCGAGGCGTTGATCACGACGGTCCCAGTGCGCATTGAGCGCCGGCCGCCGCCATAGGCCAGCGAGGGAGCCATCTCGGTCGGAGCCCCGGACGTGGCGCCGATGATGTTCGAGCCCGCAGTCGAAGCGGCGGCGATCGCGCCGGGTACGTCGCCTCCGGACAGGAACGCCTTGAGCGCCGCCGCGATGATCTGCCGCGTGATCAGGCGGTTCAACTCCGCGACGATCGACGTCACGAGGTCTGACCAGATCTTCTTCATGGCCTGCGCGAAGTTGCGGTGCTCGACGAGCGCGCGGGCAAGCGCCGTTGCCGTGTCGTCGGCCGCGGCGAAGAGGTCATCGACCATCGTGGTGCTCAACTGCGCGGCGATCACGTCGGTGTAGTGCATCTGCTCGGCGAGTTCGCGCTGCGCGGGCGTCGTCGTGTCCGCGATCTCCGCGGCGTACACGTGCATCGACTTCGCGAGCGCGTCCACGTCCTTCTTCATCTCGTCCGCCGCGCTCGGACCGCCGCGCTTTCCGCGGATCTCGAAGAGGCTCTCGATTCCCTTCTTGTTCTTGGCCGCGTCCATGCCCTCGATGATCTTCTGGAACTCCTCGAAGGACTTCGCGCGTTCGGTGAACGCCGCTGCCTCGTCCGCTCCGGCCCCGCGCGTCGCCGCGTCCATGAAGCCGGTGAACGTCTCTTCCGGCTGGCCCATCTTTCCGGAGCGCCCGGTCCAGCCGCCAGTCTGGAATCCTTCCCAGGCTTCGCGGAACGCCTTGAGCGCAGCCATCGGAGGGGCGGCGAGCGTGCCCCACGTCCACGCCTTGAGCTTCGCCTCGACGTTTCCAATCGCATGGTCGAACTCGACGACGTTCTCAACCGTCTCCTTCGAGATCACCGGTGCCGCGCGACCAAGCTTCTCGATCTCGTCCGCGCCCGCCGCCATGACGCCGAGCATTTCCTTGCCCTGGCGTCCGAAGAGGTCGAAGGCGATGCGCGCCTTCTCGCCTTGCGAGGAGATCCCCTCGAAGCCGCGCGCGATGCGCTCGAAGACGACGAGCGGCGTCTTGTCCGCAAGCTCGTCCGCGTTGATTCCGAGCGCGTGAAGCTGATCGCCGAGAGTCGGGAGGCGGCGCTGGAGTTCGATGATGGGCCGCGCGAGCGACGTGAGATCGGTGTCGAGGTTCCGCGCGACGTACGCGAGCCGCTGGACTTCATCCGTCGTCGTCCCGAACTGGCGCGAGAGCTTGACCGTCTGGCCCATCTCCTCGCCGAGTTCCTTCAACTTCGATCCGACGAGCGCGAGCGCGCCGACTGCCGCCGTCGCCCCGAGCACTAGCCCCGTCGGCCCCAGCGTCTTCGCAAGGCTCTGTGCTTCGTGGTCCACGGCCTTGAAGACGCCGGACATCTCGTCTTTCGCGCGGAAGTAGACCGAGAGAAGGTAGTCCTGGCCGCCGAACATCTATGCCCCCTCCCGCTCCACGTCCAAGAGCCAACTCGCGATCACGGCTTTGCGCTTCCCCTCGTCTTCCTGCGAGTCGAGAATGTTCTCCATCGGCTGGCCCACGTCGTAGATCACGCGGTCAACCGCGGCGTCGTCCTCACCCAGCAGTAGGCTCGGCCGGCACCCGTACCCCTTCGCCATTAGATGAAGCCTGAGCGCCCGCATCCGCCCCCGCGCGCTCCCGAAAGGCCCGTTCCGCGCGTTCGCTCCCGAGGATCGTGAGCTCGGCCATGGTCTCCGAGATCTGCGTCATCAGCCCGATCGGGAGATCCGCCTTCAACTCCGCGACGGTCTTGTAGCAGAGCACGCCGCCCTTGTAGACGTGGCGGATGAGGATGTCTTGCATCGTGACGGGCTTCGGGTCCTGCAGCGCTTCGAGTGCCTCGCGGACCGACTGCCAGCGTCCTTCGACGCCCGCCTTCGCATCCGGCGGTAGCGCCGCGAGCATCTCATCGAACGTCGAGAGGAGCGCGGACCGCGGAGAGCCCGCAAGTTCCTCGCGCTCCATCTCGCTGTACGCTTCCACCACGCGCACGTCGTCCGTGCCACGCAGCGTGATTTCCTTCTTCGGGAGCGTCGCCACATCTGCCTCCTAGCCGAGTTAGTAGGCCGTCGTCCTCTGGTTGATCAACGTGAGGGTCATCGGGTGTTCCGTGGCGCCGCCCGCAAGCTGCATCCCTGCGCGCCACGTCAGGTTTTCAGGCTCCACGCCCATTGCGCCGCCGTGGTCCTGCGTGCGCGTGATCAAGGTCGCGTACGGCGAGTACATCGAGAGAGCGTAGGAGCCGACCGCGGACGCGAGCGAGACCGACACCGTGTCATAGGCCAGCGCCGTAGTGAGCTGCATGATGCTCGTGATCATGTTCTGGTCGGCGAACTCGCGCGCGACAGAGATCTCCGCGTTGCGGTATCCGTTCCACACGGGTTCGCGGTTGAAGCGCGACCCGGAGAGTTCGCGCTCCGCGAGGTCCACCGTGAACTTCACTGACCACTCGCCGGTGGACGCCGCACCCACCTGGGCCGTCGGCGAGACGGTGGCCGGCGTGTCGTGCCAGAGCAGCTTCATGTCCACGAACTCGGCGAAGGGCGCCGTCGAGAACGTGCCCACAGATCCGCCGACGTACGACGTGCCGCCCGACTGCGCGGTGAAGTCGAAGTCCACGGTCGCGATGCGATTCGGGCCGCCGGAGATCGTCAACGACTTGAGCACGCAGCCGTTGTAGACCGTCTTCCCGGCGTTGTTGAGCCGCGTGATCGTGAGCGAGGGGTTCATCACCGTCGGTTCAACGCGGTTCAGCGCGAAGGTATGCGTGTAGTAGGGACCGCCTCCGATGATTGTCGCCGTGTCCACACCCAAGAACTGCTTGAGGAACCGGCCGACGTCCGTGTACTCCAACAGCACGCTCGCGGACATCGCGTACTTCGGCGTCGGCTTGAAGCTGCGCTCGAACGCGAGCTGCACACCGCCGCCGCTCGGCCCCGCGTCCGCCTCCACCGTATCCACGCGCCCACCGGACCACTTCACGAGCCGATACCATTCGGTCATCGAGACGCCAGTTCCGTACGTCGATTCCTCGCCGGCCCCGAGAGCCTCGAAGAGCCCGAGGACCGGAAGCGTTGCACCAGGCATGTCACTACTCCTTCCGGCCCGCTACCGGGCCTACGGTCCGTCTACGACGTTTCCGTCCGCGGTCTTCACGGCCGTCGCGACTGCGGAATCCACCGTCACTGGCGTTCCGCTCGTGAGAATGCCCACGTCCTGCAAGAGCCGCGTGTGATCCGGCCCCGTGTACTTGATCTGAACGTTCGCCATTGCCGCCTCCTAGGCGTACCGCGTGACGTCGCCGCCGACGTGATCCCATTCAACTCGGTAAAGCTCGACGCACGACACGCCGCAGAGCGTCCCGTCGGCTGCGGAGTCCATGATGTGCTGCGGATCGCTCCCGACCCACCAGATGCGCACGTTCGGCGCCGTCCCGATCGTCTTGAGCGGCCACAGCGCCCTATGGATGTCCCCCTGGACCTCGGTCCACGGTTCGATCGTGTCGATGTCCCCGTTCGGCCGCGTCACGCCGCGGATGTTCACGCGGACCCCGAAGATCGAGCCGTGCCGGAAGAGGTCCGTGAGCACCTGATCGCCCCAGAGCGTCGATTGCGCGGGGGAGGACCGAGGCGCCAGCCACACCATGGGCAAGTCAAGGTCCTGCTCACCCTCCCACTCGCAATCCCGCCGCTGGACGCCCCGGTAGTCCCGGGCGTACCCGTTGCCGCGCGACATGGCGCCGAGGGCGGCTTCCATCGCGTTGACCGCCGTCACTAGAATGCTCGCGCTCACAGGATGCCCAGCCCCTTCCCGACGATCCGCCCGACGATCGCGTTCGTCTCCGCCTTGATCCGCGGATCAGCGTTCCGAATCGCTGGCGCGACGTAGGGCCGCGCGGGCATCGTGACCGACTTCACCGAGCGGAACGTCCCGTCGCGCAACTTGAAGACGAGGTACGGCGCGTTCTTCGCGCGGATCACGCCGCCGAACTCGTGGATCCGCGCGTAGGGCGTCCGCGTGCCGACGACCGACGCAAGCGGCCCGGCCATCTGCGCGACCCACTTCCGCCGGAGGTCGCCGGAAACCACGCCCAAGGTCGTCGGGCTATGCCCGCGCGAGAGTTCGAGCTGGATCTGATCGCGCAGCACGAGCGCGAGTCGGAGCATCCCCTGACCGATCTGACGCTCGACCTGGACGCCGCCACGCTTGAACAGTTCCAGCAGCGGCTCCATGCCCGTGACGTGGACCTCCATCGTCGCGCTGCTCATCCGATGAACACCCCCGCGTAGCGGTCCAGGACCGCCTTCACTTCCGGCAGCATCTCCGTCTTGATGAACGAGTAACTCTCGCCGGTTGGCAGCGTCTTCGACACGACGCCCTCCCGCGAGCGCGAGCGGCGGTGCACGAACTCCGCCGCCTGCTTGATTGCCGCGAACCGCAGATCCCCGGCGCGCTCGGCGTAGCCGTAGGTCGTGGAGTCGCTCGAGCCCGCCGTCGCGTTCGTGAGGAAGCCCGCCGTGTACGTGACCGCCACGATCTCGTCGCCTTCCGGGAAGACGAGCGAGGAGCGCCTCGTGCGCGCGCGGTACGACTGCCGTAGGTACGTCGCGGTCGCCAGCGTGATGATTCCCGCCTGCTGGTCCAGCATGTACTGGCCGAGCCAGCCGCGAGTGAGCGAGGGACCGGACGGCCAGGGGATCAGCGTCGTGATCGCCGTCACCGGTCGCTGCGGGAGTATCAATTTGTCCGTCCCGTTGCCCGGGAGCAGCGGCAGCGTCGTCCCGTCGTGGACGTACTGGCGCGAGAGGAACTTCCGGTCGCAGTACGTCTCGAACTCGTTCGTCACGCCGTTGATGCACTCGGTGATCAGCGCCTCGTCACGCGACGTAGCGTCGTCCTGGCCCATGTATGCCTTGACGTCGCCGACCGTGCAGAGCGCGTAGGTGATCAATGTGGACATCAGAACACCAAGTTTCGACGGAGACGGAATGGTGCGGGGATCGTGAGAAAGTCTCGCGTCCCGTCCTGGCTCACAAGCCGGAGCTGCCAGAATCCTTCGATGAGCTTCTGGCCAGCGGGAAGTGCCGTGTCGCTCGCGGTGAGCGCGAGGCTGATGATCCCGTTCGCAGCGTCCGTGATCGTGACCGCGTGCGCAGTGATCAGGTTCGTGGTCGGCGTGTCCTCGGGCGTCGCGTGCGCGTAGAAGGTGACGGTGTAGTTCGAGGAGCCGTGCTGGTTCAGCGCATATGGCAGTCCCGTCGCCTGATCGAAAATCTGGATGGCGCGGACGGTCTTGTTCTTGGCGAAGACGTCGAAGAGTCCGCGGATCATCCGCCGCCCTCGTTCCCGTGCGGTAGCTCGATGTTCCCGCCGCCAACGCCGCCGGGGATGGTCGATCCGCGATACACGAGGTCGGCGATGTTCATGTCGTAATCCCACGCGACGTTCTGCACGCCGTTGGGGAACTTGTCTGGACCCGCCACCCATAGCAGCTTTTGCGCCTCGAACGCGGCGCGCGCCCAGCCCTCGCCCATCGCCTGGATGTGGCTTGCTTCGATCGTGATGCCGTCGATCCCCGCCCAAGTGTCGCCGGCGGAGTTCGCGATGATCGCGCGCACGCCGCCGCCGAAGTTGAACTTCAAGATCGCCAAGAACGTCGAGATCATCTGATACCAGAGCAGGTCCCATGCCGGCTTGTCGGAGTCGTGGAGCACCGGGTCAACGGCCGTTTTGTACTTGTCCCAGTAGTAGGAGGGGATCGCCGCGTAGCTCTCGTCGGACATCGCGCCGTCGAAGTACGTGGAGGTCGCGCCGACGATGTATGCGGCGATGCGCGCGCCGAGGCTGGCCGACGGTCGCACCATCCAGTGACCGTTCGGAGGGCCGATGAGGCCGTTGGGATCGCCATCATAGACCACCCGCGTAAGCGGCCCTGGCGTTCCGGCCGTGTGCACGTAGTCGCCATCGTTCGCGAGATTCGCGGCCGCGCGCTGTCCGACCCAATAGGCGCCAGCGAATGCCGGCATGAGGCCGCAGATCGTGTAGAAGAGCTTGAGCGATGACGGCGGCGTGTTCGCCTCCATCGTCGTCGTGTTGAAGCCGGAGGGATTGCAGACGTAGAGGTCGAAGTCGGGAATCGTCGGCTGATCGCCTTCTTGCACGATCGTGTACGCGGTGCCCTGCGTGACGGCGCCCGCCTCGATCTCCGCGCGGAGCAGCGAGGTATCCGGCGTCTCGCAGCGCAAGGACGTCGCCGGGGCCTCCGCGATGAGCTTCGAGAGGTCGGGCGTCGTCGCAACGAGGGGCGCCGTGGTCGTGCTCATGCGCGCTCCCTCCTAGGGCGTCTTGGCCTTGATGCGATAGAGGCCCAGTCGAACCTGCGGCTTGTCGGGATTCACCGGTGACGCTGAGTTGGGCGTGATGTAGACGCTCCACGGCTCGCCTGGTCCGCTGAATGCTGGCGTAATCACGGTGAGCCCGCTCACGCCGCTCGCGGTCGGCTGCGTAGTCTTCTTCACTGGAGCGGTCGTGCTCACGAAGACCTGCAGCGAGCAGTTGGGCGCGGTGTTCTTGCGGTATGTCCATCCGACGTAGGTGCAGCAGAGACTGTCTGCGCCCAGCATGAAGCCGAAAGGCGTAGCCCGCGTGGTATCGCCAGGCGCCGCGTTCGCCCAAATCCCGAGAGAGCCAGTCACCGCCGTTCCGGTCAGAACGAAGGCGTTCGGCACCGGCGTAAGCCAATGATTGGCAGCGGTGCAGTAGACCCAGAACGTCCCCGTCGTGTCGCACCACGCGCGCAGCGTGTCCGTGGGCGGCGACGCCCCGAACGAGATCGAGGACGTCGGCCAGCCCTTCGTCGAGTCGGGCTTATTTGCCGGCCATGCTTTCGTGCTGTCAGGCTTGTTCGCGGGCCAGGCCTTGGTGCTATCCGGTTTGTTGGCCGGCCAGGCTTTGGTCGAATCGGGTTTGTTCGCAGGCCATGCCTTCGTCGAGTCCGGACCCTGCGTGACCGGCGAATACGAGATCCCCGCGCCGCCAAAGACGACGCACGCCGCCGCGAGCGTGAGAAGCGCGCAGACCGCCCGCAGGTTCGTGTTCCGCATCATTCCCATCCGATCAACTCGAAGGGCCCGCCGACCGTCGGCACGTTCACGGCGTCAGCGAACTCCCATCCCTGGAAGCGGACCGCGTTCACGAGGAGTGCGGTCCCAGCGGGGATCGGGAGCGTCACGTACTTTGTTCCGCTCGCCCAACCGGGCGCCGCCGGCGTGTACCATCGGATGTTCACGAAGCCCGACGTCGCCGTGTTCATCAGCAGGATGTTCGCTACGGATTTCCCAGCGGACGCCGTCGTCGTCGCACCGTCCGCCGTCTGGTTGAAGTAGTTGATGGCGCCAGTCACGCCAGTGGCGACCGCCGAGTTGATGTAGTACCCGAAGACCGGAGGGCTCGTGGACTCCGCGGACAGCGCAAGGAAGCTCGCCAGGAGCGCGATGACTCGGATCAGGTTTCGCAGTGGCATCGCGTCACTCCCATGCGTAGATGTACGTGGCGTTCCCGGCACCCGTCGCCCCCGCCATGAGCTGGAACGAGTCGAAGGGCATCCCCATGAGCGGCACCGGCTTCCCGGGCTGGAGAATGATCGCCGTGAACCCCGCGCCGGTGTTCGGCACGGCCGGGCCGTAGAGCCTGCACTGGATCGACGCGGTAGACGTCGTGAGCAGGAACCAGTTCCGCGTGGACCCCTTGGCTCCCGCCGCGGTGCGCGTCGTGTCGTTCGCCGTGCCCGAGAAGTAGAGCCGCGCTGGGGACTGGAGCGTCTGCCGCGTCGCGTTGAGGTACGTGCCGTACACGGGCGGGGACGTGTCCTCCGCTCGAGCGCGGCGCGAGACGGCGGCCAATGCGACGGCGGCGACCACGAGGACCGTGATCGCCACGTCCGGAAGGACCGACGGCCGCGTCAGCACCGCTACTTCCCCGCCTTCGCCTTCTCATCCTTCGGCTCGACAACGGGCACCGGCGGCGCGGGCGGGAGCAGCGCCGCAATCTTCGCCGCGTCCACGTCCGTCGCCGCCCGGTAATCCTCCGCCTTCACCTCGCCCGCAAACGTCTTGAACTCGGCGTCGGAATCGAAGCTCACCGCCGAACCCTCGCCGACCGAGAAGTTCAGCGGCGGCGTCGCGCAGCCGATCGCCTTGTTCGCGATGATCTTGATTCCCATGCTCCGAGCCTCCTACGTGTCGAAGACGGTGTTGTTCTCGTCGATGATCTCGTAATCCAACTCGACGTGCGCCTGACCGGCCGCGGTCGCCGCGATCGACGTGAAGCGGCAATAGATCGCCGCGTTGTTCTGGATGATCTTCGTGCCGCTCAGCGTGAAGGCGGTCATCGCGCCCACCACCGAGCCGTTGACGAGGGCCGCCGCGCTGATCTGCGCGCCGCCGATCGCCGTGCCCAGCGCGAAGCTGCAGCCGGCAACCGTGCCCGCCGTCTCCAGGTCGTACACGATACGGGCCGCGAGAATGCGGATCGACTGGCCCGTGTTGTTGCTGCGCCAGATCACCTCGTCCTGCGTCGTGGACGCGGGGCTGTCGCAGTTGTACATCGCGCTCTTGATCGTCATCCGCGGATCGGCGCCGCGGATCGTATTGGTAACGGGCATCCCTCTTCTCCTTCGAGTAGCGGGGGCGAGCACCCTGCCCGCCCCCTAGTTCTGGTCGCCCGCCGCTTACGAGGCGCGGACGTCCGGGATGCCGTACGTGTGCTTGTCCGTCGTCGGAGGCGCCTGATTGAACGCCGCCCGGAGGAAGGACTTGAGGTAGAGCGCGTCCGAGTTGATCGCCGGAATCAGGTTGATCTGGAGATCGCGCTTGATTCCGAGCAGCCACCGCTCGGGCAGCGTGAGGATCGCCGTCGAGGCCGTCCCGGCGCCCGCGTTGTTACGACCGCTCGCCGCGAGCGTCGAAGGCACCCACTCGGAAGCCACGATCGGGATGCCCCAGATCCGGCCGAGTTCGCCGGCCACGATCGTTGCCTGCGGACCATAGACGTCGATCGTCTTCACGACCGGATCGCCGACGAGTCCGAGGTAGCCGATCGGATCGACGAACAGGCGGAGCCGCGACGGACTGACGGCACCGTACTTCGCCATCGCCGTGCGCGCCGCATGGACCGCCGACGCCGTGAGCTTGCCAGCCTGCGCGGCCGTCTGGAACGCCGTACCACGCGCGGTAGCGCCAGTCGCCACCTGATCCGAGAAGAAGATGTACTGACGGAGGCCGCAGAACACTTCGTTCGCGATCCCCGCGCCCACGTTCGGACGATCCGTTCCGTCCATCGCGTTGGCCGACGACTGCAGGAAGAGCGTGTTGTCGCCGTTGATGATCGCGGAATCCATCGCCTCCGCGTGCGCGAACATGAGCGCCTCGCGGTGCACCGCGATCGTCGAGACGATCAGGTCTTCCTCGGCCTCGACGGAGCAGGCCGTCGCGCCCGTGAACTTGTACTTCGGCGCGAGTTCGAGGTAGCCCGTGCCCGGCGTGGACAGATCAGCGGCGACAGGGAACATGACCGGCTCGCTCGAATCCGTGAACTCCGCCGCCGCCTTGATCGACGCGCGCGCGGTGATCACCGGCTCGCGCCAGATCGCCAGCCCACGCGGGATCTGCCGCAGCGGGAAGTTCGCAGCGATCCCCGTCGGCAGACGGAAGAAAGGAATCACCTGCGTCGAGTAGACCGTCGGCTTCCACTCCGCGCCCTGGCCGGCGTTGTCCACCGACCAGAAGTCGTCTGCCGCCTTCGTGACCATCGCCTTCAACCGCGCGAGCTTCTTCGACGTCTTGACCGAGCCGGTGTACACCTCGCCCAGCGCCTGCGCCTTCATGCGCATGGCGTTGTGGTACAGGTCGATGTCACGGACCTGATCGTTCAGCCGCTGGACCTCGTGCAGCCAGCTTCCGCGCGCCGCCGGCTCCTCCATCGCCTCGTCGTACCCGAGGTGATGCATGAGCGCCGCCTGGTCGCGCGCGTTGTACGAGCCCTCTGGCGTCGCGCCGTCCATCACACGGCTCCGGCCCTTGACCTTGACGCCATCCTCCATGTGATCGCCGCGCTGCTTCTGCAGCGAGAGGATGTTGTCGCTCGCCGTCTTCAGATCGGCGGAGCCCGTCTTGAACGCTTCGAGGATCTGTGCCACGCCCTTGACCCACTCGCCATCGACCTTCTCGGTCACAGGCGGCGCGGGCGGCGTGTGCGTGGCTCCGACAGCGCCTTCTCCCTCGCCGAAGCGATGGATTGCGTCGTTGGGGATCATGCCTTGCCTCCGACAACCGGAAGGTGAGATCCAACGGTCACGCCCGCCAACGCCGCGCCCGGAAGACTCCGGAGAACTTCGTTGAGGACCGCATGGACTTCCGCGTGGCCAGGAAGCGGCCCACGCGCTTGCTCGCCGGAGATTCCGGCGGACACCGACCTGCCGAGTCGGTCTTTCACCGCGCTCGCCATCCCGAACACGGCGCCACGGTTTGCAGGGACAGGAACGACGGAAATTTCGAGCAGCTCCAGCTTCGTGATGCGCGACACGCCCGGACGCTTCGCGTCCTCCTTGATGTCGCCCATCTCCAACCAGAACCCGATCGAGAACGCCTTGAGGATGCCCTCTTCGATCTGCGTGCGGACCATCTCTGCGGTCCCCGCCGCCTTGGACAGAGCGACGCGCACCCACAGCCCACCGGACTGGATTTCGAGCTTGATGGCCTTGCCGATGGGCATTGCGAAGGAGTGCGCGAAGAGGACGACGGGGAACTTCTTGTAGCGCGGAAGCGTCTCGCGGAAGGCGTCCGGCTCGACGATCTCCTTGAACGAATCGACCTGCGTGGTCGAAGCCATGCCCTCGACGACGAACTCGTCCGCGCCCACGCCCTTGGTGACGCGCTCGAGGTTGTCGATGTCGAGGGTAAGGCGCGGCTCCCACTCGCCGCCGTTCTTGCCGGCGGTGACGCGCGCAATGAGCGCCGCGATCTCCGCGTCGCTCGTCGTATCGGAGGGAGGAACTTCCGGGGGATGGACCTCGGCGACGGCGCCCTCGCCCTCACCGAATCGCGCAGGCTCTCCGCTGCCCAGCAGCGCCGCGCACTTCGCATGGCCGAGTTCGTTTCGGCTCAGTCAATCTCCCGTGTTCGTGAAGATCGGACGAGTAACACAACGACAATTGCAGACCTGGCCCACGTCGTCAATCGCTCCAGGGTACTCGCCGCGGCTGCCGTCGGGCAGTACGAAGTTCTCGCCGAGTGCGACGACCACGCCGTCCATGGCCTCATGGTCGGGGCGCACACGGTCGTCCTCCGCCGTCAGCCACTCGTGCTCTTCGATCCCGGCTTCCTTGTAGACGTCGAGCGAGCCGGCGTTGTAGAGCCCCCCCGTCTCCGTCCGGGCGATCCGCTCCGCCCAGGAACCGGCGAGGTCGTCGAAGTGCTCCCCGATCTGCCCGGCGAGCTCGCGGACGGTGAGGCCCTCGGTCGCCGCCTCCTCCACGAGATCCATGAGCGCCTGCCGCTGGGTCGCGGTGACTGCGTCCGTCGCCTCGTTGACCCACTGGCCGAGGAACTCCCGGGCCTTCGGGCCGTCCACGTTCACGACGTAGGACGCCGCCTTCTTCGCGCCGGATGCCACGATCTCCGACGCATCCCGGACGCCCAGCTTGTAGGTCGCGCGCGCGGGTGCGCGGAACTCGGCGTTCGCCGAGCGATGGAGGCCCGCGGTGTAGTCGAGCGCGATGAGCGCGTGCCCTACGGCGTCCGAGCCCTTGGGCGCCGCAAGGTGCAGGAGCCGTAGCGCCTCGGTCTTCCCCGCGCGCGCCGCGCGCCGCGCCGCCGCCTCCCAGAGCCCGTGTAGCCGGAGGATCCGGGAGGACACCGTCCGGACGATCCGCGTTCGCTCGGCCTTCTCCTTCGGCGCGTTCTTCCCGATCCACTCGCCGGGCACCGGCTCGATCGCGGCCAGCGCCATCTCGGGGTCCGGCGCACGCTCGAAGCCGACGCTATTCCCGCCCCCTCCGCCGCCCCCAGGGGCCGCGGGCGTGTCCCCAGGTGCCCCTGGTTCGGTCGTGGGCGCCACGGGCCGGAGGAACGGCGGGATGTCGCCCCAGGGCAAGGCCTGCCCATAGTCGCGCTTCTCACGGATCTCGTTGATCGTCTCGATCCCCCGGTCCACGTTCCCTTGGTCGATCGCCGCCGCCGCCCGCGTGTCCTCTTTCAGCGCCTCGATCCGCGAGTAGTCGAAGACCACCTTCACCCCAAAGATCGTGGTGAGGGGATGCGAGTTCAGGCGCTCGGACTTGATCTCGTTCTGGGGGATGACCGTGCCGCGGTAGAACTGCTGGTCCTGCTGGCGGGCCGTCGCGTACGCCGCGTACTCCATCAGCCCGGTCTGCACCGGCGGCACCCCGAACACAGCGTGCACCTCCTCGCGGAGCATCCCCAGGAGCTTCGTGAACTCGGCCTCGCGCATGTTCATGCCGGCTTCCACGAAGTCGGCCGCCCCGATGAACAGCGTCGAGTGCCGCTTCCCCTGGCCGACGTGCGCGGAGTTCAGCTCGGCCTTCACCCGCGCCATCTGGGCGTCCGACATCATCCCGCCGGCCGGCGCCTTCACGATCCCCGAGATCCGCATGCCGTTCCGGAACATGTCCTCGTTCCAGCCGTAGGCCTCGTGCATCAGCCGGAGCGTGCGCTCAAGCTGCCGGAGCCGCGAGAGGCCGTAGAGCGGGTCGCGGATGTTCGGCTCGCGGAAGTGGATCACCTGGCCGACGTCGAGCGGCACGACCTTCCCGCTGGCGTTCGTGAACTCATAGCCCTCGATCGGGAAGGCCGATGACGTCGAGGGGACGACGCGCATCTTGTCGGGCCGCGCGAACCAGATCTCCAGGTTCTGAACGTCGGACATGGATGTGAGCGACGGCGGGTTCCCGCTGCCGTCGTCGAGGATCCAGTACGCGTTTCCCGCGACGAGGATCGCGAGATCCGAGAGAATCCGAAGCTCCCAGCCGCTCATCGTGTCGTTCGGACGGTTGAGCCGCTGGATCAGCGGGTGCTCGAAGTCGATGTCCCCAGAGCCGCCCCGCGCGCCCCATGGCACCCCGGCCGCGCTCCGTGAGATCGCTCGCGTACACGCCTCCACCCACGAGAAGAGCCCCGTCGAGTTCACGAACGCCGCGAAGTCCTGCTCGACGGGCTCCGCGCCCTTGCCCGCGAACATGCGCGAGAGCATCAGCTCTTCGAGCATCGCCGACCAGATGGGGTTGTTCTTCGTGCGGAAGGAGTGCACGGCTTGACGCGCCGTGCGCACGGGATGCAGGAGGACGTCGGCTAGAGCCATTCGATCGTCACCGCGCGGCGCGACGCTAGTGCCCAGCAGGCGAGCGCCAAGGCCATGACCGAGTCGGTCACAATCTGCTCGTCGTCCCAGCGATAGTCAAGCAACTCCCGCACGAGCTGCCCGATGTTCGGGATCCTGATCTCCCGGTGCTGGATCATCCGCTGCAGGTTCACGATCATCATCGTCTTGCTGTTCGGCGTGAAGATGAAGCCCGGAGGCGCGCCTTCCGCCTTCCGCCAGAGCGCGTTCGACGGGACGTCCAGGTGATCCGAGGTGACCCCGCCCACACCCGTCGCATCGAAGATGACCGTGGACTGGAACTGATTGTGCCGCGCGAGCATGCGGGCTTCGACGACCGGCCAGGGAGCGTGCTGGAACCGCTCATAGGCGTAGAGCTGGTGGGGCAGCTTGCCCTTCCCCCCGCAGTCCGGACACGGCACGTAGACGCCCAGCGAACCGTCACCGCCCAGCACGTGGCCCTTCTCCTGGCAGCGCGGGCACGTGCCGCTCGCCTCGAGAGTGATCCCTACCGTGTGGTCGATCGACTTCGCGAGGTCCCAGCCGTCCACGAAGAAGAGCGAGGGATCGTAGGGGCGCTGCTGCGGCATGTCGTCGTCCACGATCGCCCAGATCTCTTCTGCGGTCCACGGCTGGTCGCCGAGGTCCACGAACTCGCACTCGGCCTCCTGGCGGTAGAGCCAGTCGGGCATGGACGCCTTCATCTGGGCGAGGTCCTCGGCGCTGTTCGCGGGGTTCGCCGCCGAGCCGAACTTGTGGACGGAAAACGTGGGGTCGTTGCTCGTCTGCTTCACGGCGAGGTCGCGGAAGAACTTCCCGGCCTGCTTCGCCGCGCCGATCGTCAGGCTCCGGCCGCCGCGGTCGAGGAGCGTCGGAAAGATCGAGGACCAGAACGTCTTCTCGTTGAAGTTCTTGTGGCCCGCCTCATCCGACACGGCGAACCGGAGACCGAGCCCTTCGCCCGGCATCTCGCCGTCGAGCGAGTACGCCCAGAGCCGCGTACCCCAGATCGTTTCGAGGCGCGGGTTGGTCTTCGGGGGTTCGCCGCGCACGAGACGCGGGTAGGCGATCCAACGCCTAGGCCAGCCCTTTTGCCGCAGCAGCCGCGTCCAGTTCATGTCGAGAAGACGGCCGGTGAGATCCGAGGTGGGCGCGAACAGCGCGATGTCCTCGTAGTCCGCCGTCGCGTTCCACATCATCATCTCGACTTCGACTTCGCGCGCCCCCGACGTGGTGCCGCCCCCGCGCCGCCCCTTCACGAGGACGCGGTGCCTGTGCTCGTCTGCGTGGAGTGCGAGTTGAAGCTCGTGCGCGGGGCGCCCGTCGGCGGTGTACCCGGTCGCCTCAGTCCAGAGATTCAGAAGCTCCCGACGGATCGGCGCCAGCTTCGGATCCGTCGCCTTCATCCGCGGTAGCGTCTTCATCATGGCCGCCGCTTCCGCTTCCGAGACGTTTCGGAGCAGAGCCGTTAGCGCGGGCGCGGAGGAGCTGAACGAAGGGGCTATCGGCATCGCTGGTCGTCAGGTTGACGTTCACGTTCTTGCCGAGGTCGTAGACGTCGCAGATGTCGCGGAGGACGGATGCGGCCGTGCGGATCGCTTCGAGCTTTATCTCCGGGTCGTACGCTTCCTCCACTTCGCGAAGCGCCTTCCAGTAGAGCCGCTCGAAGCGGCCGGCGACGGTGCGACGAATGAGCAGGAGCCGCGGGAGTTCGAGGACCGCGAGAAGCTCGGTGATCGCCTTCATGTCCTTGTAGATCATGCGCGGCGTGATCTTGAACTTCGCCGCGATGTCGTTGACGGGGATCCCCTCCTCCTCCCGCATGCGGTAGACCTCGCACCGCCGCAGGATCGTGCTCTCGTTCCATTTCGCCTCTCGGATGAGCTGGATCGCGTCGTCCACGGATCACGAATCCCCGCCGGGGCCGTTCGGTCGTTGCAAGGCGGAGCAGGCCCCCGCGGCGTTACCGCGCACGGCGACCTCGCACCCCGGCGATGGACTCACTTGGACAGCTTCCCGGTCTGCCGCAGCACCCACTTCGCAATCCAGATCGCCGCGACGATCACGACGATCAGCACGAGGAGTTGCGTGAGCGGGAAGTCGATCACGGAGTTGAAGAGCCCGCGAAGCGTCATGGCGCCACCTGCTGCGCTGCGACGTGCACGAGGACCCACGCGGCGACGAGTGCGGCGGCGACCGCCAGCCCCATCACGATCAGAAGGCGCGCCCTCATGGTGCTTCTCCAGCTACACCGACGCGGAAGACGTGGACGACCGGCGACGGATCGTAGTTCCCGCCACCCGTGCGTCCACCGCTCCCGCTGTTCCCGTCGTTGTCGCAGTTCGGCTGCGCGACGTACAGGAGATGGTTCGTCGAATCGTAGCAGACGCCGCCGACGGGGCGGTTGCAGTCATTCGTCCGCGCGAGGTTGTTAGGGTTCTTGTACGGAAGGAAGAACTGGTCCAGCACGAGATACGAGATCGGCTCCGCCTCGTACGGCTGCATGTGGCCCTGCGCCATCGCCGTCATGTCGTTCACGGAGTAGATGTAGAGCCGGTTCTCGTACGCGAGGAGCGGGTCGTCCGTGTTGTACCGCCCGCAGACGAAGGCGTTCGAGTTCGCATCCTGATGGCAAACGCCCGGATCACTACCGAGGCACGTCTGGTCGGGGCTTCCCGGCTCGAAGTAGTGCGCGATGTACTTGCACTTGTGGCAGACGTAGAAGAGCCCGGCAACCTGCCCCGTATCCACCCACACGCCTTGCTGCCATAGGTCGCAATCGTTCAGCGTGTCGGATGCGGCGGGCGGGACGAGATGCGGGGCCACACGGTGGCCGTTCGTGTAATACATGATGGGCACGAATTGCGCCTCGGTCGCGGTCGCGGCGGTCGTGTCGGGGAACACGTAGACGCCAAAGCTCGGACCATTGCCCGCTCCCTGGCGGCCATAGTCGTCGATCGCCACGTCGCAGGCACCCGAGTAGCCGCCCTCGCGCGCGCCTGAGCCCACCGCCAGGAACTTCGGCGAAGTGATCCCCGTGAACCGGCTGACCCAAGACGTCGTCGGGCGGCCCATCGAATACGCGCACCACTTCCGGTAGTACCAGACGGAGTGCCGACTCGGGTTGTGCGGCCCAAGGTGGAAGGCGCCGTGATCGTTCCCGCTCTTCCGCGTGTAGGCCACGAGCGGGTCCACCTCGCCGTCCGTCACGCCGTAGTAGTCCCACCGCTGCGACCAGATCGTATGCGCGGAGTCCGCCGCCGTCCCGTCGGACTTCAACTCGTCAGCCCACAGCGCGTTGATGCGCGCGGTCCCCGTGGTGTAGCCGCCTCCCCAGTTGGACACGTTGAAGTAGTCCCACGCGATGTGCTTACACGGCCGGACGATGGACGCCATGTTCAGGTGCGAGAGCGTCCCGTCGTAGAGGAGCGGCGCGGGAATGGACATCGCGCAGGCCATGCCGCCGGCGTGCACAGCCTTCTGCGTGCGGTCATCGGAGGAATCGTAGGGCGCGGTCGGCGTCTGCCCCTGATTGGACCACGTCGAACACCAGAGGACGCCTGGGAAGCCGTCGGCGGTCGCGTCGCCCCAAGACCCATAGGCCATCGAGGACGGCGCGCCGTAAGTGAACAGGTCCGCGTAGCTCTTCGTCGGGTGGCGGCCGTCGGCGCCCAGGCGGAAGCAGCCGAGGTACTGGAGGTCCGCTGGCGTCGCGTCCCGCGGGCCGTTCGAGATCATCGTGATCTGGATCAGCCGCGAATAGACCTCATCGACTTGGGCGTCCGTCGTGTAGGCCATCACGTAGAAGCTCGTCCCGACGTGCGCGGTGTCCGGAGCGGTCCAAGTGAAGCCGTAGGACGTGCCGGGCGTCGCAGTGATCCCTGAGCCCGGGACCGAGATGTGCCGCGTCGTGTCGGCCACGGAGAGGCCGTAGGGCGCGTTCGACGTGTCCGCCGTGAAGCTCACCACGAGCTGCAGCGCGCCGAGCAGGGGCACGTAGACGTGGGACGAGTTCGGATTCGAGATCGTGACCGCCACCACGCCCTGGGTGGCGCTCGAGCGGCCGGCGAACAGGAGAACGGCGGCGAGGACCGCCAGCGCGCAATGCGAGAACCTACGGGGAAACATCCGCCCTACCTCCCGCGCCCGCACCTATGCCGCACGGACCGTCATCCGCGCGCCGAGTCCTCCGCGGCCGACGCGCCATCGGACGATGTCGCCGCCTTCCCGCGTTTCAACGAACGTACCGTACTCCGAGAGCTTGAACAATCGGGTAGTGTCCTAGTTTGATTCGGCAGGCGACTCTGGAGGAGGCGTCGTCGGTATGGCAGTCGAATCCGGAGGGGCGCCACTCATTGGAGGAGTCGCCGATGGCTTCTCGAAATCATCCGGATGCGGACCGAGGCGAGTTGGCTCAAACCCTTGGCCGGCCATAGGGACCTGGGCGTTCTCTTCCGACATTCTCGCCGGCTGTTTGACCGAAATCAGATGATCAATGGCCGCAAAATCCCTGTCCCAAACGTGCATAACGTCGAGTCGATGAACGATTGCGGTAGCAGCATGAACGGCATCGGCGGGCTTAAGCCCGAAATCACGAGACAGCTCAACGGCCCGGAGCGCGACCTTCTGATCTACGTCGATCTTCACGAGCCATTGCTTGCGGAACAGCGCCTCAACTGCCGCGATTTCCTTCGGCGCAAGTTTACGGCCGGTGGGAAGACTAGACCGCTTCGGCCCCACGGTCTCTGCGATCGACCACACGGACGTGTGGAGCATGATCTCTCCTGACTGAGCATGCTTCAGAATGTCCTCGCAAATTTCGCGTCGGCTCGACTCGGCGCGATTGAGAAAACAGATGAAGCATCCCGTATCCCAATAGATCCTGGGTGGACTACTCATTGCGGAGATCGTCCAGGTACTCGCCGAGCGTCATCCCGCCCGTGAAGTCTTCGATGGCTCCAGAAATCTCTTCGAGCGGCATGTCGGGAGCATCGCCGATCTTCTCCATCTCATTCACCGACACGGAGACTGGATGGCCTAGCGCATTGGACTTAACCATGCCGGTGACGACGACCTTACTCTCAAGCGATTCCTTTACGCTCTCAATGATAGCCCGCTGAAAGCGGCACGTGACCGGCTTGCCGGTCATTTCGCTCCAAACTCTGAACTCGTGGCCCTTGTGCACGCTGATAGCTTCTAGAGTGCCCGTCACGGAACCAAGAGACTCGAACGTCGGCCCCTGAATCGTCTCAATGTTGTGGAGAGTGGCAACGTTAAAATGGGCCTCATCACCATTCAACATCACGCGGATCTCCTCGAACTTGTCGCTTGCTCGCATCTTGGCGAGGTAGGCCGCTCGATCGAGCACTTTGTCAGAGTAGACCTTGGGTCGGTCTGCTGCCACCGTGAGATCGCGAAGGCCAGAGACGCAGGTTCGCATTATGTCAGCGGAATAATCGACCGGAGCCCGACGGCGTTTGGGAGCCGCTTGGAATCCGATCGTTACGGGACTTCCCTTGGAGATAGAGACAATCTCCCAGGTAACGCTGCCATTGGGGTTATTCGATACCGAAGCGTCAATCTCGCGGAGCAGTTTGACGAATCCACGAACCGCTACGATGAAAGGGCCCGGTCGCAGTACGCGATTACGGCCCTCTAGGACTAGATAGAGCGGGTCAGACCTCATCGATCGATCCCCCAACCATCCCTGATGGATGCGGGCCTCATTTGGAGGAAGGTCCTGTACCCCTAGTCCTTATTCGCGCGACTTCTCTACGCGCTTCACGGATTAGTCTATCTCTGATCCAGTCAGAGAGCGATACCCCCGCTAGCGACGCTGCTTCCCGGATGAGACCATCGTGCTCCGATAGGAACCGAACTCGGATGGAAGCCTCGTGACGCCGCTTTTCGCGTGAAGCCATAGCGCAAATTAGGACACTACCGAACAATCGCCCATCGAGTTCGACGGACTCGCCGCGGCGGAGGTTGGCTGCGGCAGCGAACGCGGCAAGGTCCAGCGCGTCGCGCGTGGAGGATGGCGGGAGGCTGCGGTCCGTGCTCAGGCCCGACTCCCTTCTGTCCGCCGTCTGAATCAGCGGCTGACCGCCCCCGAAGGGTGTTCATGCGATCCCGCCACTGACAGACTGTCGCGGACTGGCCGCAGCCCCGCAGTACAGGGCGGCTCCGCCAACCACAGGCTACAACGGCGAGGCGGGGAACGCACTCCCCGACGGGTCGGCATGGGATGGAACATGGGGTAGCTGTCCAGCCCGTCGGATCAAAGCTCCGCCCCCGCCCCGCCTTTTTTCACGTCTCCGTCACTTTTTTCTCGGAATCCCGAATCTCCCGGCCATCTCGCGGCATCCCTCCTTCAAGTGCACTTCGGTTCACCGTACTTGAGAATCATTCTCATTTGGAACCCGCCCGAACGTGCGAGTCCGGCATCCTGAATTGGGGATTTTTCCCCAGCCGCGCCGTCGGTTCAGCGGATGAGCCGGTACTCGCGTTCGCGCGACTGGCGCTGTCCGTGGCCGTCGCGGACCATGCGGGGGCTCGTGCGGACGTCGATCAAGTGGCCGCCGTAGCGTAGCTTCCGGAGGTCGCGGAGCCGCGCGGTGATCGACGATTCGGAGTAGAGTTGGCCCGTCTGTTCGCGGACGAGGCGCTGCAGCTCGGAGGGCCGCCACCAGTCGTCTCGGAAGAGGGTCGGCGGCTCGCTGAGGATCCGTAGGACGAGTTCGCGGCATCCGGCTGCTGCGTGGGCGTCCTCGGGTCCGTGTGGCCCGGAAAGTTCGGTGAGCATTTCGTCTCCTCTAGACGGCGCCCGGCCGTCAGCAGGGACCGATTCAACCGTTCCAGGCGTACCAGTCCACGATGATGGCGACCCATGGGACCCAGAAGTCGATCATGGTTGCTTCTCCTCCACGACGTGGGAGCGGACGAGTTCGGCGGCGCGATGGGCCATCCCTGGCCCTGACGCCCAGTTGGAGAACGGCAGGAGCATCGCGTTTTCCTCCAGCATCTTCGCCGCTGACTCCAGCGCCTCTCGGTGCGCGGCGCGACGGGTCGAATCGACGGTCTGTGCTATGCGGGCCCGCTCGCGTTCCAGCTCGCGGATTCGGCGAATCAGATCAATCGCGAGGTGAGGACAACTTTCATAGTGCCGGTTGTCGCAGTGGTGGCAGACGTTCAATCCTGCGGCCGAACCTTCCGAGCCACGGAAGATCGACCACGCGACGCGATGGGCGCGCTCATCCCCAGCGCGGCCGTAGCCGTCGCCGTCGGGCGGCCCGATCCAAGGCCAGCACTCGTCGCGGGCGCCGGGAACGATCGTCACGAGGAATTGCGCTTCGTCTAGGGCTCTCACTTCGTCTCCTCCTTTGCGAGCGCGTCGAGGGCGGCGGCGATCTTGTCGTACAACTCGGGGAATCCCCTCCGCACGATGATCCGGTTGTCGATGTCGAGGATCGTCCTCACCGCCGCCTTGCACTCCTCGATCGCTTCGCGGCGCGCTTCGGCGCGGTCGCGTTCAACGAGTGCGATGGCGTCCTTCAAGCGAGCGCATTTCGCTCATGTAGTCGTAGACCACCTCACGGGCGTCACGCATTGGGCTCCTCCGCGGTGACCTTCACTTCCTGGCGGCACATCTCTTCGCTGGAGCCGTCGAGCACGATCATCTGGAGGTGAAGTCCGAGGGCCTGGGCTATGCCTCGCAGTTGGAGGGCGTGGTCCATGCAGATGAAGCTTTCATCCTTCCCGGGCCACGTGTAGCGGAACAACGCTCGCTCACTGCACTGCATCAGGTCTCCTCCGCAGGGTTCGGCGGCTCAAGGTAGCGGACCGGCTTGCCGATCGCAGTGGCATGGGCGATCTCTCGGCGCGTGCTGTCCCCGATGTAGCCGTCAACGTTGACCACGTAGATCCAATCAGCCATCTCGATCTTCCGCAGGTGAAGGGCATCCATCTTCTCCGCGATGCCCTGTTCTTCCGCGAGGTGGTGCTCGATCACAGTGCCGTCTTCGCGTCTGGCGTACTCTTCGGGAACGAGGTGGAGTCCGAGCGCAACCTTCCCACCCTTTTCAAACTCCCACATCAGCACGGCCATTGTGCCGATGAACCGAGAGGAGCCGCACAGGCAGACAATCTCCGGACGGTCCTCCTGCGTGTGCTGCGGCTGGCGAAGCGCGGAGCGGAGGGTGCGATAGATCAGATCTGCGTCTTTCTGCCACTGCTGTTGTTGCTCATATGAAAGAGCCGTCGTGAACAGGGCTGTGAACAACTCCAGCGCCGCTCCCTCCACGTCCTTGCTGGGCGGCGCGTCGGGGAGGGCGCTTAGCGCGTCGAGTTGATCTAGGGCTGTCCGGATTGGATCAAGCGGTTCCAGCGTAGTAGCGCCCTCCTCAACGAGCATACTTTCGGCAAGGCGTAGCGCGTTACGTGCCTTTGCACTCGCACTCATCGCGGGCTTCGCGTCAGTCATGGCGTGGGCTCGTAGGGGTCAGTCTTCCCGTCGAAGTGCGCCCACACAACTCCCTCGAATTTCCGGATCTCACCTGGGGTCATCCAGCATCGCAGTTCTCCGCTTCCCAATGGATAGCCAGCCTGAACGTGATGCCACTTGCCATCATGCGGGGCGTAGAGCCAAACCGTGTGACCGCCGAAGAGGAAGTAGCTCTCAACGAGGACGATGGCGGACAGGATTGCCAGTGCGATCTTCACGACTTGTACGCTCCTTCCTGCTTCACGGCCGCCTCGACCTTCGCACGGTAGGCGCGGAGGGTTTCGAGTTCCCCGTTCACCTGCGCCACGTACTGCTCGATGAGCATATTGTCCGCGTCGGTTGCCGGACCGCCGCCGCAGTAGACGCACCATGCGCTCTTGTGAATGCGCCCCAAGGCGGCCAGCACTTCGGCCTTCGTGTATGGCTCATGCTGTGTAGCCTCGTTCAGCATTCCGGCGCCTCCGCGAGAATGGTGAGTTCCAGCGCGTAAAGGTCAGTGGAGGTCGATCCGCGAGCCCAGGCCTCGTGCTGACACATGAACTGACTGAACGGCCATAGGCCAAGGAGGCGAGGACCATCGCTCCAGTAATTCCTTGTACGGCGAACGTGGTGGTTCACGAGACTGCCGATTGCACAGAACCTCTTTCCATCATGGAACTTCCCATTCGCCCCGAGCCTTCCCGCGGCGAGGTCTTCGAGCAGTTCCCGTGCGGCCTGCTGAATCGTGAGCGGCGTCACAACCGAATCCCCGACAGCAGCAGCCCCGGGACGGCCTGCGCCGGGGGCAGATCCCACGCCACAACGCAGCCCGCATCAAGGGCGATCGAAAGGAGAGAGCGCTGCGAGAGCGTCGTACCTTCGATGCATAGCGCGTCCACGCGCGGCCCACCAGATACCGGGGCTCCTCCAATGTTTGCGTAGATGGGGCGGCGCATGGCACTGGCGTAGATTGCCAACGTGCGACAGTATGAGGCGCGGGCCTCGCGATACGAGGCTTCGACCGTTGGGGCTGGCAGATTCTCTCCCGCCGCCCAGGCCGGGCCGAAGAAATCGACGTAGCGTTGCGGCTCCACGGCAAACAGCTGATCGGCATAGAGCCCGAGCCGCCGGTCCATGACCGCGTGGTAGACCTGCACCACCTTGACTGCGTTCTTCGGCGCGGGGCGGATCGCGAGCTGGGGGCAGTGCTCAGCGTCGCTTGGCACAGGGTAGTCCTGCGGCACGAGGTTGCCCGCGTAACGGCAGCCGGCGAGATTCATCCGCACCGTGTCCCAGAACGGCGAGCCGACTCCCCATCCTGGCAATGCGAAGCTGTCGAAGTATCCCAGGAGAACGATCGTCGGATTCAGCGCGAGGATCGCGTCGATGGACTGCGCGCTGATGTTCGCCGCGCACACGGCAACGTCCGCCTGACGGATCTGCAGCGTCAGCGTCGGGTTTGTCGCGAGCGAGCGGACGAGCTCGTCAGAGAGAAGGAACAGCGCCGAGCCGGTGTGATCCAGCGGCGGCAGCACGGGCGGGTCGATCGGCGGCGGGTTCATGATCGGGCTCATCGGGGGGCTCCTTCGTCAGTTCGAGGTCGTGGGACGTGGGTGATCGTGCTGCCATTCGTGGGCATAGTTCAGTGACTGCGCGACGCCGAGGGCGATGAGCATTCCGACGATGAGGACGAACGCCCAGACGACGACGCCCGCCCCACCTCCGCCCTTTCGACGCTCCATCGACGCGTGATCCTCGTCGCAAGTCATCATCTCGCCATCGCCTTTCTCTCCGCTCGTTCGGCTCTGCGCTTCGCCGCGTCTCGGTAGTCGCGCAACGCCGGGGCCAGCCACTTCAAGTTGAACTCGCGTACCTCCATGCCGCTCTTGAGGTCGAGGCACATGTCCGCCGTCTGCGTCGCGTTGCCGACGACCGCGCAGCGCATCCGATCGAACCAGCGCACGAAGAACTCGTACTCCTTGTCCGTGAGCCGTTGCGCGCTGACCGGCTTGCTGCCGTCCTTGATCTCGCACCAGCATGCGACGTCCCGAACGCCGATCAGCGTGAGCAGCAGCTTGTCCGGGATCCCGTTCCCCGCGCCGCTCGTGTCCGCGACGTACACGCCGAGCTTTGGCGGAATGCAGGATAGTGCCGCGTCGTTCGCATCGCGGCGACCGCGGATCAGTGCGAAGCGGGAGGAGGGCTTCACGACTTCGCCTTTCGCTTCCGGTAGTCCTTCGCGTACTTCCGAGACTTCGTCGCCTCGCCGTCCTTCGTCGCTTCCCGAACCACCTTCCCCGTCCAGTCCTTCAACCGAACGCCGGTCAGTGGCGCCGCCTTGAGTGTGACGAGGTGGTCGCTATACTCCTCGTCCGCGCGGAAGCGGCTCGTCCGGATGACGGGCTTCAACTTGCCGTCCCCGTGCCGCAGCTCGACGATGAAGTCGTGGGGCTTCGCGTTCGCGCCGTGGTCCCCGGTGATCCGCTTCGACCGCGCCCCGTCGCGGATGACCGACCGCAGCCCGCCGCTCGTCTGCTCGCGAAGGCCCTTCATGGCGTCGCTCCCTGGGTTGGCTCGGCCTCCCGGCCGAACTCCGTGCCGCATCGCTTCGGACAGACCGCGCCGTGAACCCCAAGGAATTCCTCCCGCGCCTCGAGGTCGGGGAACCCCGCAGCCGCCCACGCCGCGTGCTGACCGTTCGTCCGGATGCGGCGCACGCTCCCCGGCACGGTCGCGTCAGGATGCTCGCGCTTCCACCGCTCGAAGTGCGCCCAGGAGTCGAGATAGCCGGCGTCCTGATGGACGATGAGCGAGCCGTCCGGGGCCTTCATCGGACGCATACGTGGATCGTAGACCTGGTAGTGCTTCCCTTCGAGGTAGTCCTGCCAGTGGCGCGCCGTCGTGAGCCCGCGATCGAGCTGCCGGTCCATGCCGTGGGCGACGCGCTCCCACCCAATCCGGCCGCCGCCAATGACTTCCGCCGTCGATTCCATCGTCACCTCTGCGGGTTGTAGGGCCGGCCAGTCGCCGGGTCGTCGCCGAACTCGGACCGGCCGCGCTTCGCCTCGCGGCGCTTCCTGGCGGTGTGCTCTGGGTTCTCCCAGTCCTTGCCCATGTTGTCGAGCACCGCCGACAGACTATAGCCGTAGGGCTTGCCGTTCTTGTCCCTCAGCGCCTTCAGGCCATCGCGCGACTTCTTGAGAGCGCCCTTCAGCAGTTCGGGTGTCTTCCAGGATGAGCAGGTGCCCTCCTCCGCGGCCGCCAGTGCCTTGGCCGAGTCCTTGGGCGTCACCACGGCCTGCTGGCCCTCGTCGTCCTCGTGGAGAGCCCGCCAGGCTCTCAGGATGCGAGCCTTCTCGTCCTTCGGCAGTCCGCCGTTCGTGATGACGAGATCGCGGTGGGGGATCCCCTCACTCTCAGATTGAGATTGAACTTGAGATTGAACTTCATCTTCATCTTGTGCGGACACTAAAGGGTCTGAGTGCATTTCCACTCGACGCGGCAAGTGGATTTCCACTCCGTCAGATACATTGACTACCGGCGAGCAATAGACTGACGCGGCTGATGTGTGGTAGCTGCGGCCGAGGTCCTGGAAGCGGTCGAACTCCGCAACAAACAGCGCCTCACGGCCTTCCACGTCCCGCGCGTGGATAAGCCAGCCGAGCGCGACGCACTCGTTGCGGATTTCTTCGATCTCCTTCCAGGACTCACACGTGCCGCCGAGGCAGAGCGAGGAAAGCTCGCGCGCCGAGTATGGCAGGAAGCCATCGCGGTCGGTGTACGCCTGAATCGCGGCGAACACAGCGCGCGCCGGCCAACTCGCCTTGAACCACTTCCCCGACGCCAGCAGTTCGCGGTGGATCATCCTACCCCTCGCCATGAGGCTTCTCGAACGGAGGCGGAAGCGGGATCGGGCCACAGACCGCGATCGCATCGGGCCAGTGGAGATCGTTTCCGGCCCCCGAGTCCCAGTCGGGCCCCAAGCTCAACTCACTCCGATCGATCTTCACGGGTACGGCCGTCACCCCGTCCGTCGCCCACAGCCATGTCCCATCCGGCCACACCCTCCCAGGCCAGTTCTCCCACTCCACGCGGCACCCCCAAACGAGAATGGCGCCCGAGATCTCGCGAGGGTTGGGTCCCCGCTCGACCATCGGGCGCCAGGCTATCCCCGACACCAGTCCCCGCCCCGCGCGTCCCAACTCCGGCGGGGGCGGCGCATCGCGCCGCAGACGCATTCACGCACGACGCGCGCCGAGCGTCAAGCATGATTCAGACTCTCCCGCACGGCCTTCGCGACGGCGCGGCCCATCGCAATGGGCACCCCGTTGCCGATGGCATGGATCTTCGCCGCCACGGTCATTCCCGGAAGATCGAAGCTCTCCGGAAGCCCCTGCGCGCTGACCGCCTCTCGGAAATAGCGCTGCGTCTTGGCGCCCATGATGTAGCCGCTGCGCTCAGCGCCGTTCGGCCGCCGCGTCTTCTTGGCGCTTCCGCCGCCGCCAATCGCCACCGGAACCCAACGACCGCCGCTCGCGAGAACGGCCGGTAGAGGATTCGGGCAGTGAAGGACCAGTTCCTCTACGGCCAGCGCGCGCCCGTCTCGAGTACCGAACGAGAAGCGCCGAAGCCGCGACGTGTGTCCGCCGACCCAAACGTCACGGATCAGCCGCTCCCGGACGACATAGCCTTCGACGATGGGCGGCGGCGCCTCGGGGACTTCCTCCATGAGGAACCATCTCGGCGCAGCCTCCGATACGCAGCGGACGTACTCCGGGATCAGGTCGGCCGCCACCTTCTCCTCGCCGTAGACGTGCCGCACGAGGTTCGCCAGACGCGAGAACCGCTGACATGGCGGCCCGCCGATCACGCCGTCAAACTTGCCAGCCGGCGGATGAAACGTCTTGATGTCGCCGCCCCACAGTAGGTCGGGACCTCGCACGACGCAGAAGCCCTCTTGCTCGAAGGCCATATCGAGTAGCCCGATCCCCGGAAACAGCGACAGCACGAGACTCACTTCGCCCTCGGCCTTCCACGCGGCCGGTAGGCTCGCGGCTCCTTCGGCCAGCGCTGGATCTCGGCCACGGCAAGCGCGACGGTCAGGTGCTTCCGCAGCGCCTGCTCGACGACGCTGGACTGCGTGACGCCCGCGGTCCTCCGGTACGCGATGTACCGCAGGAGGTCGCGGTGGACCCGCGCGTCGATCAGCGGCGTGATCTTGACCTTCACGCGACTTCCTCTCCTGGCTGTCGCTCCTCTGCGGCCTCGGTGGCCGCGCCCAGCTCCGGGACCTCCACGTCGAACGGCTGCCGGTCCCCCGTGTCCGCCGCCTCGTCCAGCGAAAGCGCCGTCTGCATCTCGACGGACAGCGGCATCAGCTTCATCAGCGAGAGCACGGCCGTCTTGCAGGCCATCGCCGCATAGTCGGTGACCCACGGCCCGGACTTACCTGCGCGGCTCCGCGCCTTCCGCGACTCGATCTCCTTCCGCGTGTGGACGACGAACATCGTCCCGCCCTGGATCGTGTCCACGGTGCAGTAGGCGTGCGTGAGCTTGAGCGGGTCCGTCTCCTCGCCGGGCTTGTGCTTGAGCACGCCCCGTGCGCCATATTCGTAGTCGAAGATGTCCCCTTGGAAGACGGCGTGCGCGCTCATCGATGTCACCATGCCGGACCGCCACGCCAGTTGCGCGAGCCCTCGGTATCCAGTCACGAGCACGCATTCCCTACCGAACGGGATGCACCAGCACTGCCCGAGCACGCCGGGCTCAAGACCGAGCTTCGCCGCCTGCAAGAACGCGGCGAGCGTGCTGGCGCGGTCACAGTCCAGGAGCGCGGGCATCTTCCGGATCTCCGTCTGCACGATGACGACGAAGCGTTCCGGCGTCATGCCCTTCGGCAAGATCCGGCGCAGGACTTCGAGCATCTTCGGGCCGCGGAGCTCGTCCATCAGCGCGGCCTTCTTCGTGGACTCCGCTACGAGTTGGGTCACTGAATGGTACCTCCCATGTTTGCGAGCTTGTCGGTGAGATCGCGCGCGAGTGCCATGAGGTCTTTGTAGCAGTCCTCGCAGACATCCACCGCATCCGAGATCGGATCTCCCGGGAATGCCTTCGCGTACTCGGCCTCCACCTCTTCGCGCGATCGCTCGGCGACGCAGGTTGCCCCGCAATGCGACCACACGAACCTCGTCATCCCGCGGCCCTCTTCTCGTGTCGCCGCAGCACGCGGAACTCCGCCGCCTTCACGACGTGCTCGGCGCGCTGCTGGGTCCGGTACGAATAGCGGACGCCTGACGCGAGCGTGCCTTCCGTCGCATCGGCCAGCGCCGCCTTGATCCTCTGGTTCGCCACTTCGAGGTCCTTCTCGACGGTCGCCTTCGCGCGGAGCAGCTCCTCCCGCTCGCGGTCGAGGTCGATGAACTCCCCGGGCAGCGCGATGACCGCGCCAGTGTCCCGCGGATACAGCAACTTCAGCGCCTCGCGGCTCGCCTCCGTCCCGTCCGGCGCCGGCGGCAAGTCCTTCTCGACGCGCTCCCAGAAGTCGGCCTCCGCGTCGTTGAGCCGCGCAATGAACGCATCGTCCCGCGGCAGGTCGATCCAGAGCAGCCGCGACCCGTTCACCAGCACCACGACGGACGCCCACGAGAGGCCGGTGACGGCGAGTTGGTGCTGCACCTGAGCGACGACGTGCGGCGGCGCGCCCTCCGTCCATGACCAGCCCATGCCCGTCGTCTTGAGCTCGATCACGCCGAACGGCAGCGGGGTTCCCGGATCTTCCTTCCGGAACCGCCAAGCGTCGGGCGTTGCGAGTTGCCACGATCGTTCCGCGGAGCGGCAGAGCGTCGAACACGGCTGGACCTCGTGGCCCGTCTCTTTCCCGTACTCCGCGAGGACGATGGGCTCGAGCAGCGTGCCCCACCGCATCCGCTCGGAATCGTCGCGCTCCGGGCTCAGCCCCTTCTTGTCCGCGTACACCGACAGCGGGGACGCCCACGGCGAAATCCCGAGGATCGCCGCCGCGTCGCTCGACCCGATGCCCTTGCGCCGCTCGGCAAGCCACGTCTCCCGGTCGCGCGAGTCGCAGACCACCTCGAAGGCCGCCGCGGTCGAGACGACCTTGGGAAGTTGCACGGCCACACTCACGCCTTCCCTGTAGTAGCCGTTAGAGGTTCCGTACCATCGGATTGTGACATAGCCCTTGAGGGTGGCGAACTTGTAGAACGTCCAGGTGAAGGACTCTCCCGGATAGTGACTCGCCGGGGGCGGAGCGTCATCGCTTGAGACGGCCTCCGCCATCGTAAGCGGAGACCCCAGGAGATCGTGCAGGTCGCCATCCACGTCCTCGATGCTCACCGATTCGCAGCAATCTTGCTCGTGCCACAACCGAACGAGCGTGCCGTCCGTAGCCGCGAGGTGCAGTTCATCCCCGCTGCGCTCCGCCAAGCTCAATGTCTTCCCGACCATCAGCGAAAGGTCTTCCAAAGATCCTGAGTTCCACCGCCCCACGCTCTCAAAATCGATCGTCACCACAGCCCTCCCGCTTTGCCGGCCGCGTGCAGCAGTCCTAGCGCCACGAGCACGCAGCACCACTTGAACGCCCGCGACTCCCGCAGCTTCGCCGCAGCGCGCCGCACCGCGTCAGACTGGACCGACGCCGAACCTTCCCAGCTATTCCTCAGCATCTTCGTTCCTTCCGATCGGTTGATGGCCGGGCGGCTCGGCTTGAG